CCTTGATATGCTTTTTAGCATGTTTCCTCCGATGGAGCTCCTTACCATTGTACCAAGCAGAATGTGTTGTTTCATTCCGCTCGTCCCTAGAAGGACACGGCACTTGCGTAACATAGCGATTATTGTAAACAGCGTAAATACGATCATAACACTTGTCACAAATCAAATCGTTCTTTATGTCAAAAGAACGCCTTGTATTACAAATACTGCATCTTTCAATCAACATCCATTCGCTTGGAAGAAATTTATCATCCAAGCGTTCAATGTCCAAAGACCTGGTATACCCGAATCGCCAAAGTGTGGCGATATGCTGGTATATGTCAGTTACACCGTAACAAACTCTACGTAAAGGTTCCGCTGTCGGGCCAAAGAACCAGGTAGGTTTGCGTCTGATTTGTGTACCTTCTGTACACATCCGTTGTATGTGGGGGCCGTCCAGCGGATCTCCCCCCTCTCTGTTTTGTCGTCTCGCGCCTACGACACTGTTCAATTCCGGCAATTCTCTCTTTGATGTTAACGGGCCTCTCGCACTAAATTTTGATTTTGTGTTTGAAAAAGTAAAAGGGTTGGTAAGCGCTTTGTTTTATTCATCGTCACGCGACTGCTCAATCGGCATGCGATATATCCAATTTAAGGGGTTTGGCTGGTTAGGCGACCCCAATCCCTAAATAGGGACATAGGTAACGAATGAAGCCTCACGCACAACAAGTCTGGATCTTTGCTGTGCGTTGGTATCCATACATTCGCCCTCCGTTTCAACTTTGGCTTCTGCCTGCCCCGATGGAGTTCGGGGATCGAGTGATACTAGTCACCCATTTCAATGCCAGCAATTCATCAATCATAAGTGTTTTATTGACGGAGACACTAAACTCCCGTGGTTAATAACCGAAATAAAGCAAAATCGATAACATATAATGTTACAAAAGTAACAAGCGCAACACATATACTGCGCACAATAATAGATTGTCATTTAAATTTATAAGGGAGCATTGACACACACTCCATTGCGATTATTTAGTCAAAAGGTTATCACCCTTTCCGCACAAGGCGGCTAATATCATATCTATCTAGAAAAGATCAATTAGAGACAAAATGAACA